CTAAATCTTAAAAATATCAATACCGTTGGCTTTCAAATACTCTTCACCTGTTGAGATCCACCTATTATCTCGATCTTCATAAATAACTGATTTGATACCAGCATGATGAATTAACTTAGCACACATTAGACAAGGTGGAGCAGTCACATAAATCGAGCATCCATCAGTTGCAATCCCATTTTTAGCCGCATTCGCAATCGCATTAAATTCGGCATGGTGGCAACCTATTTGGCTTTCTGATCCACTAGCTATTTTACATCTATCTCTTAGACAATCAGCACCTCCACAAAGGCCGCTTTGCTTGCGAGCAATTCCATTGAAAGATGAGATGATGGGCACATCCCCGCGCACAATCACAGCACCGACCTTTGCACGACTACACGGTGATAGACTTGCCATGATCTCAGCCATGCTCAAAAAAGCTTTATCTTTAGCAGTCATAGCAATCATCCTCTTTTGATGCTAGACAAGCAAGCTCAGAAGCAAGCTTGATGATGGCTTTAGATCTCTTTCCGCACTTGCCTTTATTGCCTACTGTATAGCGACCCAAAGCGAGACAGACATCGCCTTGACTTGCTGTCAGCCATGTTTGATATGCCTTGATACCATACTCAATCTCACTACATCCGGGGCAATGGAAAAATTCCTTTTTCACTTGCATGATACCTTCAGCCCCCGCAGATGATACTAAGCCACCTTGAAAACGACTCTCATGAAAAGCAAGAGCAATCATCAAGTATGGATCAACTCCCATCTTTTCAGCACTAGATGCAACTTGTTGGCAAGCTCTCATTCTACTTGGGATTGACTTAGAAATCATCTTCTCCCAACTTAAATCTTGCTTGACTTGATTTGGATTAAAAATCATTCCCATCACAAGCCAACAGACATCAAAAAAACTATTCATCCTCTTCCTCCTCGTCTTTGGTGATATCATCCCAACTTTCATCATAAGAAATGTCATCGTAGGCGATGATGATCGCATTTTGGTCAAGGATTGCACGACACTTTTTACAGTAGTGGTATTCAATACTTGAGCCTGCTAAGGTTGATCTGATTTCATTGTGGCATCTTAGGCATTGCATCGATAAGCTCCATCGTTTTTGGGAAGATAGTAGATGCAATAGTATATACAGCTTTAGCAAATTCTTGCATCTCAAATTGAGAATGATGATCAAGACGAAGCTTTAAAAAGTGCATGATCGCTTGTGTGCTAGCAGACCAAATGCATTCACTATAAATCCCCACGGGCAAAATCATTCTCGCTTGCTCTCTACATACTCCCAAATCAAGCAATCTTAAATAATTGTAGTAAGCGACCTGATAGCCTTGAGCAAGCAAAGTCAAAGCCTCGTCCTCTCGATTGTCATCAAGGCATCCACTTGATCCTTGCTTGTTTTTGGTGTCTTGCAGTCGAAAATGGTCGGGATAAAAAAAGCTTTCTTCAATCTTGGTATATCTTGCACTTTGCTCATTCCATGCACAGCCAACTTGATGTTTCATCCATTGCCTTAAAATGAAGATTGGTGCCTTAATTCTAAACTTGATGTTGCCATGTCTAAAGGGGCTTGAATGGTTGTGATCCCAAAGGTATCGCAAAAGCCTTTCATCTCGATCTGTCCATTCATCACTTGCCCCCGCATAAGAGACACGAGCAGCATTCACTATTGCCAAATCGTCTCCCATGTGGTCAATCAGCTCAACAAAGCCATCTGATACATTTATCTTCATCTTTTCTCCTAGAAAAATATTATATAAAATTATATAATTTTATACTTGAATGTGTTTATATAACACAACACAAAGGAGAAATTTTATGTTGAATACCGCTTTAAAGGCCGATGAAAAAAGAATCCAACAGAAAAGAGAACAACAAAGAAGAGAAGAGAAAAAAGATGCTTAATCGATTTACACTTATTGGAAGACTTGGCAACGATCCACAACTCAAGACAGTTGGTGATAAAGAAGTTGTCAACTTTTCCGTTGCCTATAGTGAAAAGGTAAAAGGCGAAGAGAAAACCACTTGGTTTAATTGTGAAATGTGGGGCAACTTTGCGAGGATCGTTCAGAGTCAAGCAAAGAAAGGCGATAAGATCACCGTTATTGGTCGCATCGTTATCAACGAACATGAGGGCAAGCAATACATCAAAGTGATTGCCTCTGAGGTTGTATTCCTATGATGAAGCCTAAAGATCGCAAATCGATTTTAAGTCTATATGTATCAACTAAGCTGATCAGCCTACTAGACACGATCAGCGATAGACATGCGGTCAAGGTTTCTAAGTTGGCTGAAAAGCTTTTGCTTGAAGGTCTTAAAAGAGATGAGATTGATCTTGCTCTTGAAATCGATGATGATGATGCTATTGAGAAAATCACAACTAAGATCATCAGAAAGCTTGACCATGGCGAAAAGTAAAGCATCCAAAACAACCGATAAGACCGTAAAAAATGATATGGTTGATTCTAAAGCTGGCAAAAATAGCACAGCACTATCAAAAAAGCCACAAGAGGATAAATCTGAAATCGCAAGGCAAAAGCGATTGATATCAACGGAGCAAGTGCTTGAGTTTATCTCTCAAGGTCTTTCTCAAGGTGATGCTCTTTCTCTTGTTGGTGTTGCCTACAGTACTTGGAATGGGTGGATGAAAAATGATCCCAATTTGGTGGCTGATATCAAGCGAGCTGAGATCTCTCTAAAGATCAAGCACCTTCAGAATATCCAAAGGCATTCAGAGAACGATGTCAGAGCAAGTCAATGGCTACTCGCTAGAAAGTTTCCCTCTGAGTTTGGAGAGAAGCAAACAATCGATATGAATACAAAGGGCGATGATAGCAAGGTGATCATCAATGTCATCCAACAAGTGCAAAAAGAGAAGCATGGTCAAACGATCGAGATCAAGCACGAACTCCCAAATGAGAACGACAATGGCACAGACGAAGAAGACTGACATTGAGCTTAAGCTTAATCCCTTGCAAATCGATTTGATTGATCGCTTGATTTACTCTGATGATGCTTTCATTGCAGTGAGAGCCGGTTGGGGTAGTGGCAAGACTTCAGCTTTAGTTTTTGCTTTATGGACTTGGTCAAGCATTCATCCCAATAAGTCATCTTTACTAGTCACTGATACCGCCCCACGATATAGGTCGGTGCTTGGTCCAGAACTTGAGAAATGGCTTGCCCCTTATGGTTGGATATATCATCAGCAAGACGGCAAGTGGGTTGCTCCAAATGGTCATGTCGTTTGGTGTCGATCTTATTTCAGACCGGGTACAAGAGATGCGACACACAATCCACTTGAAGGCCTCAATATCTCAAGTGGTCTTGCTTTGATTGATGAGTGCCAAACTCTCTCTGAAGAGGTTGCACAAAAGACGCTTGGCCGTCTTAGATCGGGCCCATCGCCTAAGTTGATCATGGTCGGCTTGCCCGTATGGGATGCGTGGTGGGTGAGTTTTGCTGAAAAGGCGGGATGCACTCCAATCTTTTATGCAAGCCATGTCAACAAAGCCAACTTATCGGAGGCTTGGTTTGATGCTGTCAAAAATCTACCTGAAAGCGAACGGCTTGCAATGGTGGAAAATCAGCCCCGCCCACCTCAAGGCGTTATCTATAGCGAATGGACTTTATCCCATGTTGTCAGCAATTGGAGATATGATCAGAGCATGTCATCAAGGCTAGTCATTGACTTTGGCTTTAGAAAGCCGTCCGTTTTGATTTTGACACATGATCCAATTTTAGAAGCTGATGTCATCTGTGCTGAGATCAATCCACAAGAAATCACTCTTTCAGAGCTTGCCAAAGAGATCTTAAAAATCGCTTGTCCTAGAGATATGGCTAAGAAATATCCCAATCGGATTTTGCTTGATGGTGCAAGCGGTGATAAGGCTGGGTCAGCTAGATCAGATCGCACAGCCCAATCAGCTTTTCATGAGCTTTCAAAGCCAGCTGATCAAGGTGGCATAGGGATGCCCTTTAGGTGGTGTACTGATCCAATACGAACGGATATCTTAAACGGCATTCAGCGAGTTAAACGGCTAATCCATCAACGAAGAATTTTATGCACCTCTGAGGTTTGGGAAAGAGGAGCAAATTCTATTGGCAACAGCTTTAGAAAAGCGATCTTATCTTATGCTTGGGATGGTAAAGAAACACCTAAAAAGGACGGTCGAGAAGACCCACTAGACGCATTGAGATACGATGTTATAAATTGGCTTTGGAGAGATAGTGAGATCATAGCTGATAAGCCCGTGCCTACTACATCTCCAACAGTTAAGAGCAAGCTCAACATGATGCAATCACATATCAAAGCGATGAGGAGTCACTGATGCAAGACAAATTCAAGAAGATCACTGATGATCTAGCAGCGATCTTATCTATCAAAGATGAAGCTTATGGCAACGCCTTTGATAAAACAACTCAAATTCTATCCTTGCTTTATCCCAATGGGATTAAGGTTGAGCAATACAAGGACTTGCATGTCATCATTCGTATGCTTGATAAAATCTCAAGGATTGCAAGGGATAATGA